GATGAATAAACCTAAGTACATTGAAGCTAGATATAACGCATATCTTAACTGGGATTTAGATGAAGAGGGTATTGATTGGGACAAGGTAAAAGACTGGGACATAAGTCGTATGACTTTAACTATTGATTTCAAAGATGGAACTTCACAAAGCTATGAAGCGTGGGACGTTGGTGAAATAGATTTCAAACATGGTATGGAAGAGGTGCTTGTCCTTGACGAGGACTGGAGTAGAGTGGAGGGATTGAACGGATGAACAACAAAACATTATACAAAAGACTTGATGAGATATGTGCAAGAGAACATATAGTAAATAAATTATCGGCTAATAAATACAGAACATTTGTCGACTTATTATATGCTGACTTAATTTCTTGGGACAATCCTTTAGATGTGTCAGAGATAGACATAGTACATAGGATAGGAGAACACCTAACACGCATGGTGAGTAGTATGCTAGTCTATCCTAACATAGGTACTGTCCATGATTAACAAGCTCTTAGAAAGGCTTAGAAATAAATAACAAATAATGCTTGACAGCTAACAAAATAGGAGTAGAATTATTTTAAAATTAAAAACATATATAAAAATTATCTTTAATTAATTTATATATCTTTTAATATAGTAATAATAATATTATATAATTATGACAGAATATTATAGTGCAGTAGAACTGCAAAGAATAAAACTAGAAGAAGAACAACTTGATAAAGATATAACTTTTATAGAGTTTACATTTAAACAAGGTAAATGGGATAGACAAATCACAGGTTACAAAAGTGGTAGAAGAGTTGTTAAATATAATGACAAAAGAAAAAAGGAGAAGGTGATATATGAATAGACAAAATGTAATGATAGGTATGTTAGTAATAGGGACACTTGCTTTGTCTTGTTACACAGTAATTAGTAACGACAAAGAGATGAACAATCTTAGTAGACAGATGTATAAACTTAAACAAGAGCAGTCAACAGTGACTACTAAAATAAATGTACTCTTTGATAACTATAGTGCTATTGATGGAGCATTAAGTTACTACGAAGAAGATACTAGTATTAATTTGGACAAGCTTTCTGAGGCTGACAACATGTTAATGGGTAGGTTAGAAAGTATACAAGATACACAACAAGAACAAGGGCAGGAGTTGGTAGAGGTTAGGGAAGAATACTCTGCAACAGGTGGGTTTGGTGTCTTGACAGGCGAGATTAATGTGGGACAGACACTTGAACCCATTGAAATTGTTGAAGCTCCTGTAGTTGTAGTAGAAGAACCAGAGCCAGAGGTTATAGTAGAGCCTGTAGTAGTGCCTATTGTTTACCCATGCCCTAGTCCTGATAGGTCTGTGGACTTTGGAAGATACATAAGTAAGATTGTATTTAGTAGAGACCTTAGATTTAAAATATCTTATGACATACAAGATGACATGATTACTAATATAGTTTTCTCTAAGAAAGTAAACAGTAAAGTAAACAGGGCTGTTATTAAATACTTAGACAACGCTATAGATACTACAAACAATACAACTAACTGTAGTATTCCATTCGCAATAGAAGTATAGTATGTTAGGACAAGTGACAGGCTTTATAATCATTGGTTCTTTTATAACTTTCTGTGTGATTGGAGTTGTGTTATTAATAATAGATAGTGAGAAAAAACTTGATGAATAGAATAATAACAGAAGATGAAGATGGCTTTAGAAAATTAACAGCAGGCGAATACAGACAGTTTGATATGTGGATAGCTAAGAACAATGAAGAGCTATACCAGAACAAGATTGCATACGAGACAAGGTGGGGTAAAGACCAATACTTTTATGTGAAATTGTTAGATGAAAGTTTAGTATCTTTTAATGAGATACTGCTTGACAGTTGAGGATAAGGGTGGTTTAATAGCCACGTGTTTTCAGGTATGTTCATAGGTGTAGCCCTCAACTAACCTTCCTGAACCTAAGACATACGATTTAATCGTGCGAGTTTCTAGTCTCGTGCCACAAAAACTAGACTAAGTTTTACAAGGTGTTCGAGCTACTGTAAAATCTTTAGAGGTGGCAACACTTATTAAAGTTGTAGCTGAAATGGGATGAGAACTAAACCGATTACCTTCCCTTGTGAATACAGTCAGCCATTGGGTGCGAGAAGGTTATCCCAAGAAGTGACTTTAAACTACTAGACCTTCAAGTGCTGGTTATCACTCAAAAGTGACCCTTTTAATTTTAAAGCTGGAGGGCTGTGTGAATTTATATTTTAAATCAACAACACTAAACAAAGAAATAGCATGGACATGGACAGACATGGACAAAGCCTATTGGAATACATGGATACCTAAGAAGTCTGATATCAAAATCGTTACAAGACTTAACAAAGAACAAAAGAAACAAGCACTTGATGAGTTATGGGAAGACTTGCAATCCTCTATTCAATTTACAAGGGATAAAAACAATGCAAGAAGAAGACAGAAAAGACTTGACAAACAAGTTTGATTTTGTTACAATGTCAAAACTTAATACAACCAATGGAGGAATTATATGTATGAGTATGTAGAAGGAAAATTTATGTGGGCTAATGTCAGCACACCGAACACTAAGTTCGAGCCACATAAGTATGGAGTAGTGGTGTTGACTGATGAAGAAACTGCAAAGAGGTTAGAGGGAGTGGGCTTATCACAAGTTAGAACCAGAGATGGTCTACCTAAGTATGATGAACCTGCATTCTCATTCAGCAGAAAGGTCATCAAACATGATGGGACTACCAACCCTGCACCTAAGTTAGTTGACGGAGACGGCAACGCTTTAGATGTTAGCGTGGGTAATGGTTCTGTAGGAACTGTAAAGATTAAACCCTATACAGGAAAGTATGGTACGTTTGCTGAGTTAATAGCAGTAAAGGTTACTGAGTTAATTGAATACTCTGAGGATAGCACCGAAGATAACGAGGAATTTTAATATGATAATTACTATTACAAAAGATGACGGACAGATAGTATATGATACTACTATGATTGAGGATGAGAACGCGAGAGCTAATGCCAACATGTCTATCAGTAAGATAGGTACGTTGAATGTTCTTGTTGAAGCCCTGAACTTTGCTTCAGGTACACATCAAAACAATCTTGAACTTCTACTACAAAATGCTGAAGAAGCTGTAGTAGATACACCTAGTGGCGATGAGCCTGAAGGGGATGACGAAGACGTAGCCGAAGAAGATTCAACAGAAGAATCCTAGTAGCATAAATGAGGGCTAACATGGATAAGACGTGGGATAAACTGCATCAACCTTGTCCACTTTGTAACAGTAGCGATGCTGTTGGAATCAATGAAGACGATTCAGCAAAGTGTTTCAGTTGTGGTGAGTTCATGCCAAGTTATACAAACGCATGTGGAGGAAAGGATATGCAAACAGCAACGACAACACCGACCAAACAACCTGACGTGGTAGACGAGGGAAAATTTTCTGCTCTTACAGATAGGAAGATAACCCAAGCAACTGCTACTAAGTATGGAGTTAAATGCGTACATGACCTAAGAGGAAATGTAGTTAAGCATTTGTACCCATACTACAATGGGCATGAGCTATCAGCTACTAAGTATCGTAGTGTAGTAAGCAAAGACTTCTTTGTTTCCGGAACGTATAACGATACAGGACTGTTTGGTCAACAGTTATTTAAGGGTGGTAAGTACGTTACTATCACCGAAGGCGAGTGTGATGCAATGGCTGCCTATGAACTACTTGGTTCTAAGTGGGCAGTAGTATCTATTAAGCGTGGTGCACAGGGTGCAGTTAAAGATATTAAAGAAAGCTTAGAGTTCTTTGAAGAGTTTGAGAATGTAATCATTGCATTTGATAATGACAAGGCAGGTAAGGAAGCAGCTATTAAAGTTGCTAGATTATTTAAACCTAGTAAAGCAAAGATACTTACACTACCACATGGCTACAAAGACCCTAACGATATGCTTCGTTCCAACAGACATAAAGAATTTGTTGAGGCTTGGTGGGCTTCTAAAGTTTACACACCTTCTGGTGTTATAAATGTTTCAGAGCAACGTGAGAAGTTTCACAATCGTGAAAGAAAAGAAAGCGTACCTTATCCTTATGAAGGATTAAACAAAAAGTTATATGGTCTTAGACAAGGAGAACTTGTTACCCTTACAGGTGGCACAGGTCTTGGTAAGTCTAGTGTAACTAGGGAACTTGAACATCATCTTATAAAACACACCAATGATAACGTAGGTATCATAGCATTAGAAGAAGATTGGAGACGTACCATTGATGGTATCTTATCTATCGAAGCTAACGCTAGGTTATACGTTGACCAAGAACGTGATAAGTTTTCTAAAGAAGAACTTGATAAGATGTTTGATATACTTTATGACGGAGAAAATCGTAATAGAGTATGGGTGCATTCACACTTTGGAACGAATGACATTGATGATATCTTTACCAAGCTACGCTTTATGATTATAGGGTGCGACTGCAAGTGGGTGGTAGTAGACCATTTACATATGTTAGTTAGTGCTGTACATGACGGAGATGAAAGACGAGCCATTGATTCTATTATGACTAGACTTAGAAGTTTAGTAGAAGAGACAGGTGCAGGTATCATTTTAGTTTCACACTTACGTAGAGTTGATGGTAACAAAGGACATGAGAATGGTATAGAGGTTTCACTATCTCATCTACGTGGCTCAAATAGTATTGGACAACTATCCGATTGTGTTATAGCATTGGAAAGAAATCAACAGTCTGCTGACCCAGAAGAAGCAAGGACAACTAAGCTTCGTATTCTTAAATCAAGATACACAGGTGATGTCGGTATGGCATGTAGTGTGGTGTATGATTCAGATACAGGCAGATTGTCTGAAGTATCTAATGATGACATAGAGTTTGATGACGGACAGGATGAGGCATTTTAGTGCAGTTAGTATTTGATATAGAAACAGATGACCTGAAGGCAACAAAGATACATTGTATTGTTGCACAAGATGTAGACACAGAAGAGATATTTAGATTTCCACCTGACAAACTACAAGAAGGTTATGAGTTTTTAACAACAGCAGATACTCTGATAGGACACAACATCATTGGCTTTGATATACCAATGGTGCATAAGTTTAGTGATGTTGACCTATCTAATATACCGGTAATAGATACCCTTGTTTTTTCTAGGTTGTTTAATCCTAACAGAGATGGAGGACACAGCTTAGAGAAGTGGGGATACAAGTTAGGCTACCATAAGATAGAGTTCTCAGACTATCTTAACTACTCAGAAGACATGATGACCTACTGTGTACGTGATGTTCAGCTCAATGCAGTAGTATTAAAAGAACTAAGAAAAGAAAGTAAAGGCTTTGGTGCAGACTCTATAGCAATAGAGACACGTATAGCAGACATAGTTAAACAACAAGAAACAAATGGATTCAGGTTTGATACTCAACATGCCGTGCTCTTACTTGCTGAACTTAGAGAAAAGAAACAAGCAATAGAAGATGAGGTACACAATACCTTCAAGCCCAAGTGGGTAGATGATAAACTTGTGTCACCTTATATTAAAAAAGATGGTGAACTATCTAAGCGTGGTCTTACAGATGACGAGTACGCTAGATGTATTAGTACCCAGAACATGAATCCTTTTATGCGACAATCATTACAAGAGTTTAATCTTGGTTCGCGTAAACAAATAGGCGAATACCTTATTGACTTTGGATGGAAGCCTGAAAGGTTTACACCTACAGGTCAGCCGATAGTAGATGAGAAAACTTTATCTGCAATCACACACATACACGAAGCTAACTTAATAGCACAATTCTTATTACTTCAAAAGCGTATAGCTCAGATTGATTCTTGGATTGAGGCTACTGAAGATGACAATAGGGTACATGGTTTCGTGATACCTAATGGTGCTATCACCGGAAGAATGACACACAGAAATCCTAACATGGCACAAGTGCCTAGTTCTCATAGCCCTTATGGTAAAGAATGTAGAGCATGTTGGATTGTAGAAGATAATAATGTCTTACTAGGTGTTGATGCTTCTGGTCTAGAGATAAGAATGTTAGCACACTATATGAATGACGAGGAATACACAAATGAAATACTCAACGGAGACATCCACACAGCAAATCAAAAACTTGCAAAACTTAAATCTAGAGATACGGCAAAGACATTCATCTATGCACTCATGTACGGAGCAGGAGATGAGAAGCTTGGCAAAGTGGTTGGAGGAAATACAGCAGATGGTAAAAGAGCTAGACAATATTTCTTTGATAATAAACCTTCATTTAAATCTCTTAGAGATAGGGTGCAAAGAGCATCAACAAAAAAATATCTCAAAGGGTTAGATGGTAGAAAGCTATATGTTCGTAACCAACACTCAGCCCTGAACACTTTGTTACAGGGAGCAGGTGCAATTGTTATGAAGAAAGGCTTGATACTATTAGATGACATGTTAAAATTAAACAACATAGAATATAAATTTGTTGCTAACATTCACGATGAGTGGCAGATAGAAGTAAAAGAAAGCCAAGCAGATTTTGCAGGAAGACTGGCTGTAGATAGTATTATAAAAGCAGGTGAACATTTTAACCTTCGCTGTCCTCTTGATGGTGAATACAAGACAGGAGTAAATTGGAGTGAAACCCACTAAAGAAGATAGGAAGAAGTTTGATATTGATTTAGAGTATGGAGAGATAAGAGAAGATAAGATAAAGGATATGCTAACCGGCAAGAAGATAGAGGTTAAGTCAGAGAAAGGAATGTGGATGAAGACAGGTAACATATGTATAGAGTATGAGTCTTGGAATAAACCTTCTGGTATTAGAGCAACTGAATCAGACTATTGGTTTCATAACTTATGTGTAGGAGACAATGAGTTTTGTACTCTTGTATTTAAAACAGATGTACTTAGAACTATAGTTGATAAGCTTGATACATTTAAAACTGTAGCAGGTGGAGACCACAACGCAAGTAAAATGTACTTAGTAAATCTACAGAAATTATTCTCATCAGATGTAATAAAAGCATTCAAGGATTCAGAAGATGGAAAAAAATAAAAAAACACTTGACAGTTCTAGTCAAGAAGTATATAATACATTGTCGGCTAATAAGTTTAAGTCGGAATCTGGACATTGGTATACCCAAGAGGGCGACCCAATGTACACAGTCATAGGTGCTAATGGTAAGGAAAGAAACACTACCCTTAGAGATGCAAAGAAAGATAACCTAGTACCTTCTGTCACAACTGTTCTCGGTATGATAGCCAAACCCTCGTTAGAGAACTGGAAAATAAATCAAGCACTTAATTCTGCCATGACGTTAGAGAAAGACGTGTTAGAATCTGTAGAAGAATTTGCTTACAGATGTAAGATAGACTCTAAGAAGATAGGACAAGAGGCTGCAAAAAAAGGTACTGAAATTCACGCCATGATTGAACGAGGTTTCTTAGGGGAAGAAGAAACAGAAACTTACTGCGTTATTAAGAATTATTTAAATGATAAATTTCCAGATGAAGAATGGATAGCTGAAGCTTCCTTCTGTGCTGACTTAGGTTATGGTGGTAAGATAGATTTATATTCTAAGTCTGGTATCTTTGTTGACTTTAAAACTAAAGATAACTTAGAGGGTAAAGACCCAGCCAAGTTAGTATACGATGAACATGGTATGCAGTTGTCTGCTTATGCACAAGGCTGTGGCTTTGAGGATGTAGAAAGAGTATCTATATTTATAGATAGAGAAGACACAGAACTTATAGCCTGTCATGTATGGGATAAAGACACACAGAAAAAACATACAGAAATGTTTAATAGCATTTTAAATTATTGGAAACTCGTAAAGAATTATGAATCAAAAAAAATCTAGACAGATAAGACGTAAAGCAGAACAGCTACTAATAGATTGGATTAGAACTCTAGTGCCTGAAGAAGAAGATGCTACTAAAATAACTAAGAAAAACTTACATGAATTTGTACCTGAACAAACGCACATCTTTGCTAACAATAAGTTTATGATAAGTGCTTACAGTCTTCGATGGTTTTATAAACAGGTTAAAAGAAATCCTAATATAACTTTAGAAGAACTAAGTGGTTAGACGAGTACCTAGAAAAGCAAGACCTAAGAAAGTTAATGTCCCTAAAGGATACGACAGCTCATGGGAATATGTTTTACATTCAACGATACTACAGCAGTGGAAACATCATTGGGATAACATTCACTATGTAGTTAAGCACAGATATGAGCCTGACTTTGTAAAGATAATAGATGGTAAAACTATTTTGCTTGAAGCTAAAGGTAGGTTCTGGGACTATGCAGAGTATAGTAAGTACATACATATAAGAGAAGCATTAGATAGTGATACAGAGTTAGTGTTTCTTTTTCAGAAACCTTTCTCGCCTATGCCACAAGCTAAGAAAAGAAAAGACGGAACTAAAAGAACCCATGCTGAATGGGCAGATACAAATAATTTTACATGGTATAGTGAAGAAACATTACCAAAGGAGTGGATGAATGAAATATAAATTTAATGAAGATGCAACACTAAAACAAATACAAACATATATTGATGCAACCTATGAACAACACTATGCTTATGGAGAGTACCAAGCAACTGATGTTATCTTTGATAATGGACATGGTGATGGTTTCTGCATGGGTAACATTATAAAATATGCTATGAGGTATGGTAAGAAACCTGACCCTGAAACTAAGGAAGCTAAGAATCAAACAGATTTATTAAAGATAATACACTATGCTATAATGGCTATACATTTACAGGACATAGAAAATGATTGAAGATAAAATAGGAACTAAAACTTATCTTGGTATTGAAATAAACTACGATAAAGAAAAAACATTTGATAAGTTTAGTCTTGACACATTAAAAGATAGATATTTTTGGGAGAACGAAACACATGCACAAGAAGCATTCGCAAGAGCCTCCGTCTTCGGAGCAACCTTCAAAGGTGAAACAGATTTTGAACTTGCTCAGAGACTTTATGACTACAGTTCCTCTCGTTGGTTCATGTTTAGCACTCCTATACTTAGTAACGGAGGAACAACTCGTGGGCTTCCTATCAGTTGCTTTCTTAATTATGTTCCTGATAGTAGGAGTGGTTTATCTGCTCACTATGACGAGAATATTTGGCTGGCAAGTTCAGGTGGAGGCATTGGTGGATATTGGGGAGATATTAGAAGTAATGGTATATCTACTGCTCATGGCTCTCGTTCTACTGGCTCAATTCCTTTCATGCACGTAGTTGATTCACAGATGTTAGCCTTTAATCAAGGCACTACAAGACGAGGAAGCTATGCTGCTTACATGGATATTAGTCACCCAGAAATAGAAGAGTTTATAAACATGCGTAAAGAATCTGGTGGTGATATCAATAGAAAGAATCTTAATCTTCATAATGGTGTCAACATAACTAACACATTCTTACAGGCTGTAGAGAAAGATGAGGACTGGAGATTAATAGACCCTAAAACTAATGAGGCTGTTAAGATAGTAAACGCTAGAGATTTATGGTGGCAAATTATTTCTGCAAGAGCAGAGACAGGAGAACCTTACATGATTAACATAGACACATGTAACAAAGCCCTACCTAAACAACAAAAAGATTTAGGATTAAAAATTAGACAAAGTAATTTATGCTCAGAGATTACCCTACCTACCAATGAAGAACGAACAGCCGTGTGTTGTTTATCTTCTGTCAACTTAGAACACTTTGATGATTGGTCAAAGGACGATAACTTTATACAAGATTTAATAACCATGCTTGACAATGTTTTACAACACTATATTGACAACGCAATAGACACAACGCAGTTGGGAGAATATAGTGCAAATTTTAAAAGGTTTACAAAACATGTTAGGGAGGGTCAAGAGGGGTATGCAAAATCTGCCTACTCAGCGTATAGAGAACGCAGTCTTGGTCTCGGTGCTATGGGTTTCCATGCTTATCTCCAGTCTAGGGGAATACCTTTTGAGGGCATCTTTGCAACTGGCTTCAATCACAAAGCATTTACTTACATCAAAACAAAAGCAAAAGCAGCAACTCAAGAACTTGCTACTGAAAGGGGTGAAGCTCCTGACATTCATGGTAGTGGTAAGCGTAATGCTAACCTCCTTGCTATTGCTCCTAACGCTAGTAGTGGCATCATCTGTAGTGGGACTTCTCCTAGTATTGAGCCTTACAGGGCTAACTGCTATACTCACAAAACTTTATCCGGAAGCTACCAAGTTAAAAATAAATATTTAGAAAAACTATTTAAGACTAAAGGAATAAAAGGAAAAGAACTAGAACAAATTTGGAAAGACATATCAGCTAACGAAGGTTCTGTTCAGCACTTAGAAATGCTTGACGATACAGAGAAAGAATTATTTAAAACAGCTAATGAGTTAAATCAAATATGGATTGTAGAACACGCTTACAAAAGGCAAGAGTTTATTTGTCAAGCTCAATCTGTAAACTTATTCTTTACGCTACCTAAAAGCACCGAGCCACAAGAAGTGCATGACGAATATATGCAGTATGTAAACGATGTACACTGGTATGGTATGAATAAATTAAAATCGTTGTATTACTTTAGAACTAATGCAGCAAGAAATGTAGAAAATGTAAACACTAAAGTTCCACGTATTAGATTA